GAAGAAAAAATCTCAAAACTTTAGAAACTCCTAGGGGCTATATTCGTTATTTTGAATCATGGAGTCCAACAGAAATCACTGATAACGAGATTATGGTCGAGGACATAAAAAATCTATTTGTCGAGCAAAGAATTGATCCTAGAATAGAAAATGCCTTACCATTATTACAGCAAATAAGATCAACAATTAAAGAAGCTGACGACTTTGAAAATTGGGCCGACAATATAGTTGATCCGGTTGAAAACGATACCCCCGGTGAGAAACAAGAATTAGAAAATCTATTGCAACAGCCATTGATCACTGGGCCAGATGGTATAGATGCCAGTGAACAACTCTATGATTTGTTACATGATGAAACACTGTCAAACATTATCAAAGACTACGCTAATCTCGAAGGTCCTGAGGCCAATGTTTGGGATAGCCCCGAAGTAATGATGCGATTACAAGAATTGGGTGTAACTATGCCTCAACAAGCAAATCAACAAGTTGATGAAGCCGTTCCGCTTGCTCCAATAGCTGCAGGATTGGCCAGAGCTGCTGCACCATATATTGCTACTCATGCCGCAGGCAAGCTGCTAGGTATGGACGACGCAGAAGAAGATGCTTGGTTAGAAAGAGTAAAATATCTGGCAAAAGCCAAATAATTTTACAATTTTCTCTTGATCAACTAAATAATAACATGTATACTGTTCAACAGTATGCATTAGGCATACACAGGCAAAACATAGGCATTTTAAAGGAGAAAAACTATGGCATCTTTAAAAGAAATTCGTGAAAGACTACAGGCAGCTGAACAAAAAAATACCACCAATCCAGGAGCAGGCGACAGCGCAATTTATCCGCACTGGAACATCGAAGATGGGCAAACTGCAGTTGTAAGGTTCTTGCCCGATGGTAACGAAAAAAACACATTTTTCTGGGTAGAGCGAGCAATGATTCGTTTGCCTTTCAATGGTATCAAAGGCGAATCCGAAAGCAAAACCGTAATGGTTCAAGTTCCTTGCATGGAAATGTTTGGAGAATCATGTCCCGTTCTGACAGAAGTTCGTACTTGGTTCAAAGACGCCAGTCTTAGCGATATGGGCAGGAAATACTGGAAAAAGCGTAGTTATCTGTTTCAGGGCTTTGTTCGTGAAAATCCCATGTCCGGTGATCGTATCGCGCCCGAAAATCCAATCCGACGATTTATTATCGGTCCACAGATCTTTACTATTATCAAATCAGCACTAATGGACCCCGAGTTGGAGGAACTACCCATTGACTATCAAAAAGGTCTAGATTTTCGTATTCAAAAGGCCAATAAAGGTGGTTTTGCCGACTATAATGGCAGTAAATGGGGCCGAAAAGAAACCTCACTAACCGAAGCAGAACTTGCTGCCATTGACCAATATGGTCTTTGGGATCTCAGCACATTTCTACCTAAAAAGCCCACTTCGGTTGAAGTACAGGCTATCAAGGAAATGTTCGAAGCCAGTGTCGATGGTCAACCTTATGACATGGAGCGTTGGGGACAGTACTTCCGTCCGGCTGGATTAATGAATCAATCTGCTAGCCCTGGACAAGTCATTGAAGATGACGAAGACACTGCTGCACCAAAAGCAGTCTCTAAACCTCAAGTTCGTGTTGCAGAAACTCGTCCAGTAACTCGAAATGATGATGACGATGATACACCGTTTGCAGCGGATCCGCCCAAGGCATCATCTGGTTCACAACGAGCCGAAGATATCTTGGCAATGATTCGTTCTAGACAAAAACAATAATTTATAATGGCATAACTAAGGGCAGCAATGCCCTTAGTTTGTTTCAACATCGTCAATAACATAAAGGAAAAAAACAATGGCAAATCGACCATTTGATGTCAGTAAATTTCGTAAAGAAATTACTAAATCAATTGAAGGACTCACTGTGGGTTTCAATGATCCCACTGATTGGATTAGTACTGGTAATTATGCACTGAACTATTTGATCTCTGGCGATTTTCGTAGAGGTATTCCCTTAGGTAAAGTCACAGTTTTTGCTGGTGAGTCCGGTAGCGGCAAAAGCTATATCTGTGCCGGCAATATTATTAAAAATGCTCAACAACAAGGTATCTTTGTTGTGTTAATTGACACCGAAAATGCCTTAGATGAAGATTGGCTAAGAGCACTAGAAGTTGACACAGATGAAAGAAAACTGCTGAAACTCAGTATGGCCATGATTGATGATGTGGCTAAAACTATCAGCACATTTATGAGTGACTACAAAGCACTGCCGCTCGAAGAACGACCTAAAGTACTGTTTGTAATTGACAGTTTAGGTATGTTGCTAACACCCACTGATTTGAATCAATTTGAAAGTGGTGATCTCAAAGGTGATATGGGTCGTAAACCTAAAGCATTGACCGCTTTAGTTCGAAACTGTGTTAATATGTTTGGCAGTTACAATGTTGGATTGCTGTGCACTAACCATACATATGCCAGTCAAGACATGTTTGATCCTGATGACAAAATCTCTGGCGGTCAGGGTTTTATCTATGCTAGCAGTATTGTAGTTGCATTGAAGAAACTCAAACTCAAAGAGGATGACGAAGGTAACAAAATTTCCGATGTTACAGGAATTCGGTCGGCATGTAAGGTAATGAAAACTCGATATGCCAAACCCTTTGAAGGCGTGCAAATTAAAATTCCCTATGATCAAGGTATGAATCCCTATTCGGGTCTAGTCGATTTAGCTGAGAAAAAAGGATACTTGGTTAAAGACGGTAATCGATTGGCATTTACTACTCCAACAGGTGAAGTAGTTAAACTTTACAGAAAAGAATGGGAAGCCAATCTCAATGAATGTCTAGACAAACTCATGGAAAATTTTAATGTAACAACCACAACTACAAATTCATAAAGGAAAATAATATGTATTCAGAATTTGCATCAGAATTATGGTCAGAGATGAAAACACTAGTTAATACTGTTGACAAACAACAAGCGGCTGATGTTTTGGTTTCACTGTTAATTGACTTTGATGAAGATATCGAAGATATTAAACAGGCATTCAAAGGTGATGATCTGGTTAAAAATGCTTTACTATATCACATCGAAGAAGATCTTGAAGACGACGAAGACAACGACGAAGACGATCCTAACAACTACGATGACTGATAATGTGGTACAATAAAGTTGTTAATGATCTAGCGGTGATACCGGATTTTATAGCTTTTTTTGAAAATGAATTAACACAAAGCAAAAAAGAATGTACCATATATGGTAACTTGGAAAAGAATATTGCCAATTTACCAGGTATCACCGAACATCGATTTAATCAACTGCAGGAAATTGAGGCTGTACTTAACTACCTTAATTTGCAGTTGAGGAAAATCCGTCGTAGACATTTTCAAAAATATCTAGAAAGCTATCCCAGAGCTTTAACTAGTCGTGACGCGGAAAAATATGTCGACGGCGAAGATGAAGTCATTGAATTCGAAACCCTGATCAATGAAGTAGCTTTATTACGAAATAAATGGCTGGGTCTTATTAAAGGACTAGAAAGCAAAAACTTTATGCTGGGTCATGTCAGTAGATTAAGAACTGCCGGTATGGAAGATGTGTCTATATAAAATTTGGGTTCTAGCCTATTAGTCATAATTACAGTGACTTGCCCAACGAGGACAAAATTGTGACTGCTAAAATAGTATTAGTAACTGGGGGATTTGATCCAGTACATTCCGGACATATTGTTTACCTCAAAGCTGCCCGCACATTAGGCGATATGTTAATTGTTGGCCTAAACAGCGACGAATGGCTAGCCAGAAAAAAAGGCCAGGCATTCATGCCGTGGAATGAGAGATTGTCTGTGTTAAACAATCTTTCTATGGTTGATGAAGTCTATACATTTGATGACGATGATGGGTCTGCTAGACAATTTATTAGACAGGTTCGCGCACATTACCCTGACAGTCATTTGATCTTCGCCAATGGCGGCGATAGAACTAAAGACAATATTCCCGAAATGGATGTAGAAGATAAAAATCTTGAATTCATCTTCGGTGTAGGGGGAGATGATAAGAAAAACAGCAGTAGTTGGATTTTGCAAGAATGGAAAAACCCCAAAACACCACGACCTTGGGGATATCATAGAATACTTCATCAAGAAGGTCGCAGTGTCAAAGTTAAAGAGATTGTTGTTGAACCTGGACAATCTCTTAGTATGCAACGGCACCGCAATCGCAGTGAATTTTGGTTTGTCAGTCGCGGTCAGGCCACTATCTATACAATTAACAAATCAACTGATTTGGAAATTGCCGATCGGCTAGAAGTATTTGAAAATACTTGGATACATGTCAACGAATGGCATCAATTAGCCAATGAAGAATCTACTGCATTACACCTAATAGAAATACAATTCGGCGAAGACTGCGAAGAATCCGACATTGAAAGGCTTGGACAGTGACG